TGATTTACGAAAGTGGATTGTTCAATTCATGCCTGATGCAACTGTCCAACTTTCTGACAACGATGTAATTATTAAAACTGGAATGGATGTCGCAATGGGCGGGTATCTTTATCCAATTAAAGAGAGAGAGGATGCCTAACATGGAAGATGCAATTATTGTTCATTCGCCTGAATATGCGAACTGGGTCTTTGACCCTACCCATCCAACGCAAGGTCGTAGATTCTTGCTTGGTCGTAACCGTGTAATTCTGGAAGGTCAAGACCGCCGACTCAATATTGACGAGTTTTTGCCAGAGATGCCACACACCGATGACCTATTACTATGCCATGACCCTATCTATGTCCATGATGTAACTATCAAGGGCTTATCAGATGAATGGTCTGGACAACGCCATGACCTAGGAGAACTAGCCAAGTTATTCGTTGGCGGAACTCTTACCGCTCTTGATGCGCTACTTGAAGAAAAGACAAAGTTAGCGATTCACCTAGCGGGTGCGAAGCATCATGCAATGCGTGATTACTCCAGCGGATTTTGTGTATTCGGTGATTTCGCTATTGCCGCGACAAAGGCAACTCAACTAGGTAAGCGCGTGGCTATCTTTGATTGCGATGCTCACCATGGTGACGGTACCGAAGCGCTGACTCATGGCAATAAAAACATCCTGACATTCTCTGTACATCAATGGGGAATTTTTCCAGGAACGGGTTTGACCTCTGATTGGGAGCGTAAGGCTTTGAACTTCCCTCTTGTCGCAGGTACAGATGACGAAGGCTTAAAAGATGCAACTCAGTCATTCCTTGATGTGTGTTTCGACTTTGAGCCAGACTTAATCTTTATTGCTTGCGGTGCAGATGGTTTAGCCGATGACCCACTATCTGAATTGAAATACACCGTGGGTGGTTATGAACTCGCCATGAAAAGCATCCGTATGGCTTACCCAGATACGCCTATCCTGTTTGGAGGCGCTGGAGGCTATTTGCCAGATGACCAGACTCCTAACCTATGGGGCAAGGCATCCCTCGCGCTGGTGGCTCCTAGGGGCTGACGGTACTCTTACGCCATGACAACCATCGTGGCGGTTCAGCACAAAGACAAGGTAGTAATCGGGGCGGATAGCCTCGTTACTAGCGCTCGCAAATACACACATCCCGCGATGGTAAAAATTAGCGAGCGCAACCACTACCTTATTGCTGGAGCAGGAGAAGTTGCCGCTTGCGATATTGCTCAGCACATCTGGAATCCACCAACTCCAAGTGCTGAAGATAAGAAAGACCTTTATCACTTTATGATTGCAAAAGTAATTCCATCTCTGAAGAAGGCTTTCAAAGATAACGATTACAAGTGGGATAAAGAAGATGATGAAGAAACGAAGTTTGCTTTTCTCATTGCTGTTGAAGGCGAAGTTTTTGATATTGCAGATGATTTTGCAGTTTGCCTAGATAGCGCTGGATTCTATGGAATCGGCTCTGGCTCATCCGTGGCTCTTGGTGCATTACGCCAAGGCGCAACTATCGAAGATGCTTTGAAGATTGCTGAATCTGTAGACCCATATACAGGAAGCCCGTTTATTTTCCATACGCAACTCAAAAAGAAAGTTGCATCTAAATCTAAATAAGTGTATTCTCACTCCCGTTAGATAATCCTAGAGAGGGAGTACCAATTGGATACAAATGAAGTAAATAAGAAATTCGATGAAATTATTAAGACATCAAAGCCACGCGCAAAGCGTAAGCCAAAGAAAGAGCCAGCAAAGTTTCCCGAACTGCGCTATCTCTGGGGCGTTGCCTTGCTTGGTTCTTTTGTGTTGTGTGTAATTACAGCCGTAATTCAATCAATCTTAGAATCGGTGTAAGACAAGCATATTTTCAACTTCTTCATTCTCAACTTCAACAAAGAATGATGCTTGCTTAATATCAAACTGTCTGGCGTGATGCACACAAAAATATAAATCGCCCGATAAGAAACTTGCTCGGACTCTCGCTTGCGCCCCGCACCTGTCACACCTATCTAGGGGCGTAAGTGAGGTTCGCATAATTAAGCCTTTTTGGGTAGGCGCGGGTAGTAGCGCTCTATCTTCTGGGCAATGCGCCCATCCTTGGTCATACGCACAATCCAGCCGTCTTTAATCTGCATTGGGTTGAACGCACCCGCTTTTTTCTTTGCCATGCCGTAAGCGTATCAAACCGAACATCCGTTCGAATGTCTTGGTTTGAATATACAACCCCCGTATGGTATGCTTAGTCTGTAAGAGAGAGGAGCGACCATGGTGGTCTGCGTGAAGTGCGGAGTGCAGATTGGAAAGTTTGAAGTCTTTCCAAAACAGGTCTGCGTGAAATGCTATGGAATCCAATTCCAAAAGGAATGGGAAAGCGTGTTAAAAGTCGGGAGGTTCAAGTGAGCGAGAACTACAAAAACTTTGAGTGGAAAACTCAAATATCCGCTGATGAGGGAACTGTAGACAATTACCTTTTCCGTGGTGATGTAAAGCCTGTAGCGCCTGATAAGGGTGACTTATGGCGAGCGCTTGAGTGGTTGGCTCTCTACGATGCTGGAGACGATTTAGAGGTCGCCCAGAGTCTTGCAAATGTTGTAGCGTTCTTATCTATCGCCGCTGACACAAAAGAAAAGCGCGAGATTCTTGCTAAGGCTAAGAAGCAATATGCCGAGGCTCATGGAATCAAGGTGTCTCAGGTCAGAATTAAGAAGGAGCAAAAATGAGTAACTGGTCAGACAAAATCGTGGTAATCGGTGTTGGAGTCTCTGATGAAGATACCGAAAAAATTAAAGAAATAATTGTTGAAAAGGCTAATTCACAACCCCAGTTGTGATATGCTTGGATTGTTCTTAGAGAGGAGAACTCAGATGGGTTGGGATGTAACTAAGGTCGGCAAGAACATCACTACACGCAAATTCGTGGAATACGACATCAAGCGTTCATACGATGGAATCTACGAACTTGTAAAGATTTTCGAGGGCAAGAATGAATACGGTCAAAAGCCTTTCTATGTAGCCCTTAAGAAAATCGAAGATGGCTCAATCTTTGCGTGTGTATTTCTAACACGCCGTAAGAATGGCTCTGTCGCCATAAAGGTCATTGGAGAATCAGAAGGTCCTTGCTACTACGAGGCTCCTGAATCATTCATCAATGTATTAACTCCAGCAAAAACTATTGAAGGTGCTTGGTGGAGAAACCGATGCTTAGAAAAGTTACTAGAAAAGGAGAGTGCATAACATGGGATACACACATTATTGGAACTTTACCGAGGAGCCATCCAGAGAAAAGTTTATTGAGTTTGCTGAAGGCGTTAAGCAAATGGTGGCTACTGCTCAAGAGGCGGGAATCGCAATTAGTGATGAAGAATATGACGATACAAAAGTTGTATTCAACGGAGTCGGAGCCGATGCCCATGAGACTTTCTATGTGAGCGTGGATGAACTTGAATCCAATTTCTGCAAGACTGCTCGTAAGCCATACGACATAGCCGTAACCGCTTCGCTCATTCTTGCCAAGAAAATCTTTGGTGACAGCATCAAGGTTTCAAGTGATGGCAATTGGTCAGATTGGGAAAGTGGGCAACTGCTATATGAATCTGTCTATGACATCCAGCCAGAATCGGTCTTTGCATGACATTGACCGAACATCAACTGGAGCGCCATCGTAGATGGATTCGTGATTGGTCAGATGGGCTTGCCTATTGTTACCATTGCGATAAGGAATACACGGATGCTCAGGTAGTCGTGGTCAATGAGGAAAAATCTTGCCCCCATTGCAAAGAACCCGAAAGAAAGACTTACTACTATTGCAAAGAGCATGGTAGTTCCGATGATGATTGCGAGCGATAAATGTCTGAAAAGAAAAAACCAAATACCGACCTTGATACAAAGGTTTATTCAATCGAGGTTAAATTAACTGTGCAGATTCTTGCTGAAAGCGAGAAGGATGCGCTTGAGCGTTTAGATTCAAATGGTGGCTATGTCACAAAGCGCGAGGTCGAGGTTATTAACTCAATCCCTCTAAGCGCACCAAAAACTCTCTCAGCCGTAGAGTAATTATCCTAGATAGGTTCGCGTAGATTCCATCAGATTATCAACGGTAATTAAAAAGCCCGTTGATTGGTTTGGTGGAATCTCGCAATTTATTCTCCTGCCGAACTTAGTGCAAGCATCTTTGAGAACTACGGTAGGCACAATCAAAACTGTTCCCTCTAAATTGAAAGCCCAATGCGATGCTTTCGTAGCCAATAGTCCAGATGGATACCATCCCTCGGTATTAGGTGACCAGCAATAAATCTCGATGTATAGGTTGCCTGTTTCTTTCCAGCGCCTATCGGTCTTGACCTCAACTGTCTGAATAAGGTTAGCCACATACTGCTCACCCTCTTGACCGAATCTAAAATCTAAATCCCAATCCGAGTTTTTCATAATGTCCATGGGTTTGACTGGGTGAATGACAAAGGTGAGATAGGTGCGTGTACGGTCTTATTCTCATATAGCGCTAGGAGAATCGCTTCAGCGCGGTCTGGAGAATGAACTCCTCGCTTCTTCATGTCTGCCTTAGATTCAATCAAGATTCGACCCGATGAATCAGATTTGAATGTTGGTCCAGCCAACTGAGCCAGAACTGGTCGGTCTACATCTAGGCGAATCTCTTGCCTTTCATCTTTAGGCTGAAGCATGGAGCGAGCGTTCCACCACATCTCGGCTCTTTGATTCTTGAACTTAGTTTGGTCTTTTGGTCTCTCTGCCACATTGACCCCTACGATGATGGCTCTCAACTGTCGCTCTTTAACCCAGCGGTCTAGTAATGAGACAACTCCCCAACCAACGCCAATCGTGTCAATCTTGACTCGCACCATATCGCTGACATTTCTAGTTTTATGCTCGGCAACTGATTTCTCAATCTCGCCAATGATTACTCCAGCGACATCAACTGCGTTCGCATTAGCCTTGCCAGATGAGCGATGCACGATAGAAACCTTGTATCCATCTGCCTTTGCGATTACGAATTCATCTCCACCATCGGATGCAATGTCCACTCCGAGGCGGATAGTTTCGGATTCAAGATAATCTTCGTTGCTAGTAGCCAATTCAGCCCAATGGTAGGGAATGACCTTTCCTGTTCCCGTTTGTGGGAATCTGGCATTTACACGGGCTTCAACAAAGGGAGAATCTTCTCCGAATTCGCTGATTACATCATCTACCCAACTCTGGTCTACTAGGTGCGTAGCGACTGTGTGAGCCTCTACATGGGGTGGACAACTACGGCATTGACCAGTTTCCTCACCCGTGAAGTTAGGGGTGTCATAAGCCCCGATAGGGATGTTTTCATAGATAGGCGAATTGCAGATGCGCTCGAACCATGTCTGCTCTTGGTCTGTCGGTGGGTTACCCAATACTAGGAGGCGGGTGTGTCCACCCGTCATAAGGGCTTCAAGGGCTGAGCCGATTTTGTCTGAAATACCTCCAGCCTCATCCACTACTACGAGCAGATGCGGTGCGTGAATACCCTGAACTGCCGCTTCGTTGTTATCGGCAGGGCGAAATCCGTAGGCAACTACGGTGTCATCCATCTTCCATTCAGTCGTGAGGATTTCCCCAGGAAGTTTATTGGCAATGTGAACTCGGCGGATATTTGCCCACATGATGTTTCTAACCTGCTTGAAAGTAGATGCTGTAGTAATTGCAATCGCGGTGCCAGGCGGGTGAACTGCAATCCACCATGCAACGGCTCTCGCCGCTAAGTGAGATTTCCCAGGCGCGTGACAAGCGGGAACTGTTGTTCTTTTGTTATCTCGAACTGATTCAAGAATCTCGCGCTGTTTCGACCAGATAGTTTCGCCTAGACCATCTTCAATAAATCCAACTGGGTCATTCTCATATCTAGCCCATGGGTTACTTATCTCAGCATCAAGAATAATTGCGAGCGCGTTCTTTTCCTCATCGGTAAGCGAGAGATATATCTTCGTTCTCTCCTCTGGCGTGGCATTGAGAACTAGGTCTACTAGCCGTTCAGCCATTTTTACCTCTTTCGAATCGCTAAGACCTTTGCAATCTTATCTTCTAAATCGCCCATTTCAACCTGTACTTTAATTGCTTCACCATTGGTTCCGCCAATTTCAAATCTATCTGTCTTGCCAAAGTCCTCGGGAACTTGTCGCTCTAAATACCACGCCGCCGCTCGCCAATCCCCATCATTACCCGCTTTAGCGATAACTGCGACTTTCTTAGTTATAGCCTCTGCTCTCGCCTGTTCGACACGCTGTAAAAATTGTAGGAATATAACTTCGGTTGGATTCTCTTTTGCGTTTGGAACTAAAGATAGGCGCTCGCGCTCAGCCATTCCTCTAGCCATCCAGTTATAGAAAGTCTTTTCCGCTATGCCAGATGCGGTAACTGCCTTACGGATAGGCGTACCGATGCGAATGTAATCAAGGAGAGTCTGCTCCTTAACTTCTTCCAAGAGCGCAGTAGGGCGACCCGCTGTTTTCTTTGCAGGTTTCTTTGCTGGCTCTTTCTTTGCTACTGCTCCTGACAATTAAAACTCCTGACCGATGTACCAAAATCCTAATTCAATGCCCCAGTTATATTTTGAAATATTGAATCCTAAAGCGAATCCGCTAGTACGACCCCAACTAAACCAGTATTTGCCGACTTTTTTCTCCATGGGTTTATTCTACTCCTATTTCTTATCCCATTTAGTTCGCCAACTCTTACCCCACGCAATACGGCATCCAACTCGATTAAACCAATCGGAATGGTCGTGAATAAACCAAAAAGGCGTGGCTAATAATTTTCTAATCATGTTCCCTCCTCTACTGAACAGGCTTCAAGTGGTATACGGAGAAGTTCCGCAATGTCAGTCCAGCCATATATGGTGTTTGCCCATGTATTCAAATCCTCGGTATGAACTCGCATTGAATGAGTGCCTACTCGAATGTTTGTTCGACCAATTGGATTATGCCCAGGCTTGGTCTTTCCACCTGAAAGAATTTCGGCAACTTCTTCCCGTGAGAATCCCGTTCCCTTTGTACTCGTACTGGTCAGTAACTTATTAAGGTCTCCAGAGTCGTAGGTCGCTAAGTCCGAAGTACGGTTATCCACGATGAGGATTTTGATTTCCTCTACATCATCAACATCAATCCAATGAACGGCTATCTTTTCCCAGCCAAGTTGAACTGCCGCTTGGAGTGTGTGATTACCTGATACGCAATGCTTCGTAGGGCGATTGACCACGATAGGTCTGTACTGCCCCATAGTCGAGAGTGATTCAATGATTGCTCCAATATCACCCTCACGCGGATTTAAGGGGTGAGTCTGGATTTCGTTTACGGATACGGTTTCAACATCCTCGGGTGAACTCTCTGAGCGCTCCTCAATTCGTTCTGGCTTCTCCATGATTCGCTCTGGGAATCCTAGGCGCTCTTTAATTCCAGCGTTCGCCTTGCTTTTAGTCTTGCCGAACTCCTCATAAAGTTGTTCTTTCCACGCATCGTAGGCTTCTTGCTCAACTGTGAACTTCCAAGCCGCAATCTTTACTTCAGGGTCATCCTTGAGCGTACTGCCACCGATAGATTCTTTCTGGTCTCCAGAGATTAGGCGGTCAAGCGTATCTACCTCGGACTGTGTGAATCCTGTGCCATCCAACTCAGGGAGCGCTTGAAGAAGGCTCTTGAGAAGTGGCTCGTTATAGGTGGCAAGGTCAGTCAAGCGGTTATCGGCTAGGACAATCTTCTTGGCTGTGTCCTCATCTACATCAACGAGAACTGCCTTTATCTTTTTCCAACCAAGTTTCTTAGCCGCTTTAAGAGTGTGATTACCTGCGAGAACAAACTTGGTACTCGCTTGAACCACGATAGGGCGATACTGACCATGAGCAGTAAGCGATAGCGCAATGGCATCTATGTCTCCTCGTCTCGGATTAGTAGGGTAGGCAGTAAGCGAACTGATGCTTACGCTTTGAATGTTTCCAGTCTGAATATTGGCTTTCATTTAACGAACAACCAAGCCTCAAAGTTATAGAATTTCCAGAACATCGTGCCAACTGTGAAGCCAGCGTTCTCAGCCATGATTAAGTTACGGGTTGAGGTATTGGTCTGCATGAT